TATGCACAGCAAAGCCTGACTGTTTCGTCAACTGGGCAACGCATTTATCCAGGCACTAAAATTGATTTTCCAAATGGTGTGTTTGTTGTGGCTGCAAATGAAGCAGCATCATCAACTGCATTAGTTGGGTACGTTGAATCCGGTTCAATCGCCAGCAGCGATGTTGGAACCATCGATGTTTACTCGCAGGGGTACAATCCTACCGGCTCCGAACAAGGTGCTGACGAATCCGCAGCGGCTGGTAAAAACCGCGTGCAGGACATGGATGGCTGCATCCGTGACATTGGGTTTAGCAGCTACGCTGAAGACGATACCATCGGCATTTGGTTGGCGGGATTCACACACCGTAATTGCAAATACACTAATTTAAATTTTCGCGGTTACAGTTCGTTCACCAGCAGCCACATCAGCGGCACACCAAACGACTCAAGCAAGGGGATGTTTGGGATCATGCTGAACAGTGGCAGTGCAAATCAAAGCCGCACGCTGGGTGACGATTTAAAAATCACGAACAACACGTTTGAAGCGTGTTACGCGGGTGCAGTTATTACAGGCGACAGTCAAGGGATTGTGTTCAGTGAAAACCATTTGAAGTTTAATCGCTTTGGGGTTCGCTTTAATGGGCTGCACCACAACATTGCGAACAACCGATTCGATGGATTTACAACTGCAACACAAACTGAAGCGCCTCATCGTATCGGTGAAACAGCGATTTATTTGCGGTATCCGGTTGGCTGCATCATCAACGGTAACAGCATTGAACACCAGCAGCGTGCAGTTGAGTTGTACGGCACGACAAACGTCAGTGTTAACGGCAACTCGGTAACCGTTCCCGATCCGGCTGGGCGAACCGGAACAGTTCACGACTACACACAGGCGCATGGCTTCGTTGTTCACGCGACGGCTGTTACTTACGCGTATGCGGAAGACGGTGATGGCGATGCATACCGGCACAACGCTGGTCTGCTGGTCACCGGTAACAACTGGAAATACAACGACTACACACCGGCAACATATTCGCCGCTGTATGTTAATGACGATTCCAACAAATATGTTTATGGGTCAGCGTACGGCAATGGTAGTTGGCCAACTAATGTTTCGATTGAAACGCTTCGTACTGGAAGCAGTGACTTTCCAAATCACAGCGTTCGTTTTGTCGTAGATGAAAATAAGCTAAACAAAGTTCACACGGCAAATAATTTCACTTCAATCGGGCTTGCGAGTGCTGGGGGTTACGGTGAACTAAACCCGAACGACTTGTACGGCATTGCTAGAGGCACATTTAACAACGACGCCGGTAACTGCATTGTGTTACTGCCTAACCCAAAACTAGGTTCAAGCGCCTATCCCCAACTAGCTGGCAACGAGTTTTATTTAAGTGTTTATAAAAACCACGCATCTGGTGGTGCTATGAGCATTAAAGTCAAATCCGGATGCAAAGTCACTGGACTGTCAATTGACGGGGGTAAACTGCGTGTCACCACCAGTTTGGCGCACGGACTTGAAGCAGGAGATAAGTTCGTATTGGAACTGGTCGTGAATAATGGCACTGAAGCTGATGGGACATTTAACAAAATTCACACTGTAGATACTGCCGAAAGTTCGACAGTTGTGGACACGACAACATCAATCAGCGGGACAATAGATATCACTCAAACCGGAGGATATGGACACATGTATTTTCCGCAAAAAATGCTTGGAAAAAAATATTTAACTTCAATTGACACTTCAACAAATGGGGGAATTGCAACTGGATTGAATGATTACGTAGCGGTTTATGACACAGCAGATGCGGAAGTCGGAACCAGCGCTCAAGCTATTAAAACATTTAGCAAGTGCGTGTTAGATGTAACCGCAGGAAGTGACGGACACTGGGCTATACTGGAATGACGAAACTCGAAATAGCTAATTACGTTGGCGAAAAGGTGCATAGCACTGACAGCGATAGCATCGCCGTTTTCAAGCAGTTCGTGGATCGTCGGTATGAGATGATTTGGAACGCCGAGTTGTGGCGTGAGTCGATGGGAACGTACAGCACCAGCGTGAGCAGCGGAACAAGTGTCATTGACCTGACAATTGAAATGGATTTCCCAGTGTCTGCGTATTGGGACGAGCGCGAAATCACACCGGTTGATTACCAGCGTGTGTTTCAAATTAATCCGGCTTTACTGGATGAGAGTGGGACGCCAACAGACTTTATCGTTTTAAGCAAATCGGTGAGCGCCAGTGGGACGCGCCCACGGATACAGTTGATCCGCGTACCGAACGAAACGAAAACGCTGCTGGTGCTTGGGAAGCTGGTGGTCACACCGCTAACCGATAACGACTCACCGACGATCAGTGGAATTGATAACACGTTGGTGACGTATGTGGAGGCTGATGCGCTGGAGTATTTGCAGCAGTACGCTAAAGCACAAGCGAAGTTGCAGGAGGCAGGGGCGCACATGCAATTGATGCGCGACATGGAAAAAAATCAGTCTGCACGAATGATCCAAGTCGTGCCGGATGTTGAGGTGGCATGGACACAAAATGATTTCCGATAATGCCACGCTATGCATCCAATCTGCTTGATGAACCGCTTGTTTTTGACGACACGATTACGTTTATGGGTGGGCAAGTCAGTGATGTCCGTCCGAATCTCCTAAACAAAAACCAATACAGCGATGGCAAAAACATGGACGTGGACACGTTCGGCACTGTCATCACTCGTAAAGGCACTGAAAAACATCCCAGCACAGCACTCGGAACAGCCATACAAGGCTTGGCTTATTATGACAAACCAGTGTCCACAGTTGAAAAGCTGGCGTGTTTGTCCAATGGAAAACTGTATTTAGCTGGTGCAAGCGATTCCAGTTGGACACAAGTCACTGGCGCAAATAGTTCATTCAACACCAGCAACATGGTGGACATGGTTCAGTTCGTTGACAAATTGTTCATCGTTGATGGAGCCAGCAACTTGCGGTACTACGATCCTGCTGCCTCTCCTGTCATACAACAAATTACCAACCCAACTGATTTAAATTTAATCATGGACGGGCTGGTATCGCATTCCAACCGACTGTTTGGTTTTGGTGTAAACGGTCAGGAAAACGATGCAATTATTCATAGCGAAGTCATTGCAGCAACAGCTACTGCTGATTGGTCAGTAAACCAGCAGTTCCGAGTCGGTGGTCATAGCGGTGATCCGGTCGTAGCGCTGTACAGTTGGGCTAATAACAATCTGGTCGTTTTTAAGGAGCGCAGCATTTACGCGGTGACAACTGACCCAGCGCTGCTTGTTGCTGCTAATTTTCCGATCACACAAATTAGTGACCGGTTTGGCTGCGTGGGTCGTCGGTCAGTTGCGGGTGTAGGCGGCGATGTGTTTTTCCTGTCACGTTTCGGAATCATGTCGCTGGGTCAAATCCTTAACGGCGCACAAACGATTGTTGACCCCCAACCTATCAGCACACCGATACGCGACTACATCGAGCGGATCAACTGGGATCACGCGTCAAAAGCATGTGCCACGTTTTGGAACAACCGATACTTACTTTCGGTTCCCATCGATGCCGCAACCACCAACAACTACACGTTTTGTTTCAATACAATTACCAGATCCTGGTCTGGATATTGGACGGGCTGGACGCCAAGCGTGTATTCCGAATCCGGATTTGGCGGTGCGCTACGACTTAACTTTGGCCAGCCGGACGGCAAGGTGTTGAAGTGGTTGGAGTACGTTCCGCAACAGGACGAAACAGATGCGACGTTCAAGGACGATAACGTCGTTTATCCGTCACACGTCACGACTCGCGGGTTCGTATTCCGCGAGCAACTAAACGACAAAATAGGTCGTAACGCTGAATTTGAATTTAACAACAGCCGTGCGCTGGTGGACGTGTTCCAAATACGGGATGACGTGGAACCGGAGCAGCGGCTGAACATTGAAAAAATTGACACGGCTGCTGGCAGTGGCGTGGTGCTACCAAAAGCGTTGCCGTTTATGTTCGGTCAAACTGAAGTGGTCAAAAAAGCCTACTCGACCGTCAGTAAAGGGACTTTCAATCAAGTGCAGTTCCGCGTCGAAGCGGAGGAAAACAAAATCCAACTGCGAGGAGTGAAATCAAGTGCCATTGTGATGGGGCTGGACGCTGAAAAAGCGTAGCTGGAGGGACGTAAGACGATGTGTAAGATTTGGATTCATGGAACTGCTAGACAAAATGGTCGTTGTAAGACCGGTCAGGGACAAGGACGAGTTGATTCGGCTGAACACGGAAGCTGGATGGGACGATCACTCGCCGGTTTTGCCGACGCATGTGTTCGACAAGTCAGGCGAATTGGCCGGATACGCGAGTGTTGGTCAGTTAACCACCATCAATACGTGGTTTCACACTGAACGCATGAAGGCAAGGGACAGTATAATTGCGGTTAGCGCATTGGAAAACATGACACGATTAAGTGGAAGTGGCGGGATATTGGTTCCGTTAAGCGACAAGTCACCGTTTTTGCCGGTGATGGGGCGCTTGGGGTATCACAATTTAGGCAAAGCCAACATGATGGCAAAAGTATTTTAGCACTATGGGATGTCGAGACGAACCCGATTACGGCGCAGCGGCACGCGAAACAGCGGCTGCTGATATTGAAACGATTGAGGCGCGTAAAAAAATGGATCGCTTGGCACGGCTGGGCGAAAAAGGCTTTGTTGAATACAAGGATGCGTCAGGCAAAAGCAAAGTCACTGAAGCCGACTTTACCGGCATTGGCGACATCGACTTGTCCCGTGCTGATTTGGATTACTACATCGAAGCCGCTGACCGAATTGCTGAAGCTGGATTAGCGAGTGCTAAAAAGTATGGGGTTTCGGTAGTTAAACAACGTCGCCGCGAACTGGAAGCAGCCGATCCGGAGGGGTTCAAGATGCGGCAGGATTTTGCAAAAAAAATCATGGAGGGGCCGGAAAAGTATTTCACCCAAGCTGCTGAAGGCGCGATACGCGGCACACGCGGCGCACAAGCTGCACGCGGAAACTTGTTTGGCAACGCGCCAGCATTGCAGGAGGCGATGGCTGTTGGCGATGTGGGATTCCGGATGTACCAGCAACAAATTGCGAACATGGGTGCGTTTGGTGCGGGGGTGGCTCCGACAGCGCAGTTC